CCTGTTTCTTCCTCATATGCAAACCTATAAGCATTCAACTGTAAAAGATAGTCGAATGATATTTGGTTACTTGTTTTAATATCAATCAAAACAAGATTTTTTTCCTTATCCTCTACGATAAGGTCAAGAGTACCAGCGTAGTTATGCTTTTTACTATATAGCTTTTTTTCTATATGTATTGGTTTATACTCTTGCTGTTCCCACCAAGCTAAAAACAAGTTCCAACAATTTACAACTCGCTTATCAACTTGATCTGGAATTTTTTCACCTTTAAGAAAATCCTCTACAAGACTATGAACTACGGAACCTACTTGTCCAGCTTCTTTCATAATCTTAGTAGTTGATCCCTCTGCATCTGCAAAGATTTTTTCTAAAGAAAATTTATCTAAAGGTTTTTTATCTTTTAACATCTGATTAATTTCTCTTTTAGCTTGACCTAAAGGGTGTGTAATTCTCCAATTGGTTAAACCCTCTTTAATTAATCCTCTAGATGTTATTCCTGTAACAGATGGTATATTTTTACCACCAACTTTATAAGTATGAGTTGGTTCATCGTAGTATAAAATAATACCATTTTTTAATGTGTATCTCATATTTTCCTTTTTAGTTAAGTTTCATATCTGAAATTACTGAAAACATTGCATCAGTATCATCATAATACTTAGTCAATGCAAATAATTTAGATACGTCTGTTTTAATACCTTTTTCAAATTTATATAAATCGTAAACAGTATTAAAATATGGTTTGTTATCTTGAACAACAGCTTCAGCAGTTATTCCTTGAAACAGTCTTAAATATTTAAATTTAAGGCCCGTTATTCTATTACATAATTTAGCGTCAGGTTTTTTTTTAAAAATTTCCATCATACCAATTATTTCATAGTTAAGTTTGTCTAAGTTTTTCATTTAATTCACTACTGAATGTCCGCGATTCGTTAGACAATTTCTGTATATCTTTGGATATTGATATTCTGCTTTAGGGCTTATCCATAATGTATAAGCTCTAGCATAATAATTCCAAAAATATTTTATTTTCTCTACTGAAAAATTCGTGTTATCTTTAGCAAGAGTTTTACAATGTTGTAAATCATTAGTAATTTGATCTGCATTACTTTTGTTAAAGGTTCCACTTCTTCCAGCAGTATCTATAACAGGCTTATACGAGCAACTTGTTACGAATAGTATTAAAAATAGATACTTCTTCATTTTTTTTTTTCCTTTCTAGTAAATATTCTTCTCTAGTTTTAGCTGGTGACTCATAAATATCCATAACTTCTTCAAACAAAGGATTATTGTCAGAGCATGACCATTTTTTTGTTCTTGATAAACGATTGATTGCGTTTATTCTTTTATCTTTCCAACTCATATTATTACTCCGATTGTTATCCCTACAGTTAGCCCTAACAAAAATGCTAGAGCTAAATATTTTTTTACTATAGGGAATAGTTTCATGTTTCTATGAAGTCTAAAGTTATAACTAACTTATAACCACCAGAAAGATTATCTTCAAAAACTTCTGCCATATCAATAACTTTTTTTAATGACATAGGTTTATCAGATACGAAATGGCTTTCTAGTTCTGTCTTACTAGTTTTTTTACCATCTTTCCAAACATGATTTATTTCTCCTATTCTTACTTCATCTGCAAATATACTCATAACGATTTACACTCCTCTAATGTATGTTTATTGCTTGAAAAGTATCTATCTCTTTCGATACCTAAACCAAAAGGACCTGTGTATTCTGACAACTCGTCAAGACTTACATATCCAAGTTCTTTTTCATGTATCTCACATAATCCAAAAGCTATATTAGTTTCTGGATCAAGTTCAGATAAATACCAAGTACCAGCACCGCTAGGATTAAAAAGTTTAGTTACTGCTTTAAAACTTTTAGTACCATCTTGTGCTTTATGGTTTGCGACTAATTTATCTTTTATTGCTTTAGTTAATTGTTTCATAGTTTCCTCTAGTTAGCTGATTTAAATTTACAAGATAAAAAATTATTAATTTCATCTTTAGTAGAATATGTAAAATTTTCTGAAACATTATCTTCTCTACTTACAGATGTGATTATTTTATTTTTATCTTCAAACAATTCTTTACTAGCTTCACTAAAATCATCTAGGAACATTCCTAAATTTTTAGCTTCTGACTCAGAATTGAAAGTTTTAATTCTACCATTTAAGTAGAAAGTGGTCGTAACGTTTTTCATAGTTTCTCCTCTTTTTTTTTTTTATTTGTAAAAAAATAACAAATTATACCAATTTATTTTGAACTCAGAATTTCCGAGATTTTTCAAAATAAAATCATATTTCTCTTTTTTAGTTTTAAGAACATAAAAAGAAAAATATAGAGTTTTTAATTTATCCATTTTTTTTCCTTTCTTAGTTATGCTTAGTTATGCCTGATTTGCTAGAAAAGGCAAAACAGTTATTATTCAGCAAATACTCAGGTTTTCGGCAAAAATTATAATAAATATCAAAAAATTTCACGATTCATTTACGTTAAATTGTATATATTGTAAGTAATGGGCAAATCGGATAAAACTTTCATGAACGTTATTTTTCCTCTTTTAAAAAATTGCGTTCCCTTTCTAGTTAGTTGGGCGGAGTTTCCGATTACTCTGCCCACAACAATCAAACAGGAGCAAAAATGGAAAATATGTCATTTGATTTTAACAAATCAATCGGAATAAAAATAAAAAAAAGAAGAGTAGAGTTAAAGAAAACACAAACGTGGTTAGCAAAAAAAATAAATGTAACTTTTCAACAGATACAAAAATATGAAAAAGGAATAAATGGAACAAGTGCTTGGAGACTTTATCATATTAGTTTAGCACTGAGAGTTTCTATGTCGTATTTTTTTCCTACACCTATGTTACCAAATTTTACAATGGTGACACATGAAGAAATATTACAGGACAAAAATTTAAATCTTAGTCCAAAACATTGGATAGAAAAAAAAGAAAAAGAGGACCCTCTAGTTTTAACAAAGGAAATGGAGATTGAATGATAAAAGTAAGAGTAGATAAAATCTGGTTAGGAAAAGTAAGTGTTAGAGATTACATTTACAAAAAAGCACTAAGAAAAAAAGAATCTTTAGGTATCGAACATGGTAAAGAGTTTATGTTTATACCTTATGATAAATTAAAAAAGGCTAGTCAGTTCACTAAGGACACATTCAAGTCAAAATTTAATGGTAAGAATTATAAACTTGTAGATTTTGATTGGAAACCTTATAAGGAAGAAAATATTAATCAAGGTAGATTATTATGAGTTCAGATGAATTTTTAGATATACCAAAAACTGACGAAACACAACAAGCTACCCCAGAGGAATATTATTTTTCAAGATCAAAAAATACTTGGATTATGGTATCTGATATGTCAGATATGCATGTTAGAAGAGCATTCAAAAGATTGTTAAGAATGATAAGATTAAATCAACTAGTAGAAATAAGTGATGTTCATAAAGGAAGTTTTGAAAAAATTGAAATTAGAAATGAAATCGAAAGTATCGAAACACACATCGATAACATCAAAAAAAAAGTCCAAGAATAAAATAATTTCTGGATATTATTTTGATGGAGATAAATCAATAACTTTGTATGAAAAAAAAAGATAAAGATCGATTTGATAAACTAAAACAAATTGGTTGCATAGCTTGTGGATCTACTAACGTTGTTATTCACCACATAAGGAAACATACAGGCCTTTCAATCAGACCAAGTCACGATGATACAATACCTTTATGTCCTATACATCACAACATGGGAGATCAATCAGTACATTTAAATAAAAAAAAATTTGAGCATCTGTTCGGTACAGAACTTAAATTACTACATGAAACAAACACAATAATAAAACAACTAGAAACGGAGCAACAATTATGGACGGAAAAGAAATAAATAAATTTCATGCCTTACAATTATTTACAGATACATTTGCGGCTGAAACAGTACATCTAACAAACCAAGCAATAGGAATTTACATAAGGTTATTATGTTTTGCTTGGACAAAAAATGCTAAACCTTTTACTACGGGATCAGCTTATAGAATTTGTCAATGTACTGACAATAAATGTATTAAAGAAGTTTATGATGTATTAGAAGAATTTTTTCAAATGGTAGAAGATGAAGAAATAGGTGATAAAATTTCATGGACGCATAAAAGATTAGTACAAGAACATGAATACTTAACTGAAAAATATAAAAAAAGATCAGAAGCTGGTAAAAAAGGTGGACTTGCTAGAAGCAAAACTAAAGCACCTATACCTATACCTAGTCCTATACCTAATATAAATAAATATGACCCTGTGTTTGAAGAACTTTGGAATAAACTAGAAAGAAAAAAAGGTTCAAAATTTAAAGCACACGATATTTGGTTGAAATTGTGGTCAAAAGGTGTTTTAAAAGAAACAGATACACCAGAACTAATCGAGGCATATAATAATCAAATTAAAAATATTGAAGATGACACATTTATACCACATTTTACAACATGGCTTAATCAAAGAAGATGGGAGAACGAAGAAAAACAAGAAATACCAGATTTGATAAAAAGGTTAGAAAAACTTGGCTATAAACACTATGCTAGAGATGGAAATATGCAAAAATTTGAGAAAGATGGAAAATATTATAAAGTTGATGTATATGATGAAAAACACCAACTTATAATTGAACAATGAAACGAAAAAAGGCCAAATTTAGACATATTGAAATTAACAAAAAAAAGTATTATTTCTATACAATAAAATGGTTGGATATATTAGGTGATTCAGGACACGCTACTGAGAAAGAGTTTAAGGTTATGAAACCAGCAATCATGACCACTAATGCTTATGTATTTAGTAAAGATAAAAAAGAACTTAAAACATTTTCTAGTTTTGATGAAGAAACATTTAGTGATAGGAATGTATTCCCGATAGGCTGTGTAGTTAAAATGGAAAAGGTCCTTTTATGAAAATAGAAGAAATAAATATTTCAGAAATAAAACCTTATAAAAATAATCCTAGAGAAATACCTATAGAAGCTGTTGAAAAAGTCATGCAGTCTATAAAACAATTCGGAAATAATCAACCTATTGTAGTAGATAAAGATAATGTTATAGTGGTAGGTCATACTCGTTGGAGAGCTTTAAAAAATTTAGGCAAAACTAAGGCATTCATCATCAAAAAAGAATTTAATAAATCTGACGCTATTGCTTATCGTATTATGGATAATAGATCAGGTGAAAACTCTAAATGGGAAAAAGCATTGTTACGTATGGAGATGGAAGCTCTTAAAGATGAAAATTTCAATCTAGATTTAACAGGATTTAATTTTGATGAAATAAACAAACTTATGGATAACGAGCCTATATTCAAAGCTCCTAATGATATTATTGCAGATATAAATACTGAATCAATACAGGCCCCTAATTCATCTGTTAAAATGATGCAATTATTTTTTACTAATGAATCAGAACAAAAATTTAGAGATATGATAAAAGAACTACAAGAAACTTACCAAAAAACTAATATAACAGATACAGTCTATGCAATAGTAGAGAAAGAATATGAAAACATTAAAAGTTAGTCCTATATTAGAAGATAAAGAAGTAAAAAAATTAGAGGGTGAATTTTTAGAAGAAAAACACATAAAAGTTTTACTTAATGAAGATACAATAGTTTATAATGAAAAAGACGAACCATTAGCAGTCTTTAAGAAAAATTGCATACCAAGTAACCATGCGGAAAAAGCATATCACTCATTAAAGAAAGCAATAGGCAAAACAAGCAATAGAGGCAAAGCTGGTGGTAATTTTAATTTTCAAGTAGGTGATTTGGTAGATGGATCAATAGTTGGTAAAGTATTAAGTGGTAACAGATTTATACCATTAAAAAAAGATGGAACATTATCTAATAGTCCTAAATCAAAAAATGTATATTCAAGTATAATAGGCTATGCTGATAGATACCCTAGAATACCTTATTGTCGTCAAACTTCATTTACAGAAAAACATTTTGAAACTTACAAAGAAGCACTACCATATATTCAAAGCATATCTAAAGTTTTCGCTGACACACTACCAGAACGTTTTGCAAATCAGAAAAAAATGTGGGATAAAACAAGTAATGATTTCAAAATACACGATACGGTATTTACAACAGTTACAGTAAATAAAAATTTTAGGACTGCGGCTCACTATGATGCTGGAGATCTTAAAGAGGGTTTTGGAAATTTAGCTGTATTACAAACAGGAGAATATACAGGAGCTTACACAGTAATACCTAAATATGGTGTAGCTGTAGATGTTAGAAATTGTGATTTAGCATTATTTGATGTTCACGAATTACATGGGAATACACCAGCAATATCAACAACTCCATATGAGAGAATATCTATTATTTGTTATTATAGAGAAAAAATGATTGATTGTGGAACAGCAGATCAAGAACTTCAAAGGATTAAAAATGTTGGATAATTTTGTATTTAGAAAAAATACGTCAGACGAAAATGTAATCAAAGAAATATTGCAAAACAAAGCATATAGTAAAAAAAAGATAGATTTTAAAATAGAACCAAATGATGTCTGGTTAGATGGCGGTTCACATATAGGAGTTTTTGGCTTATATGCGGCACAAAACGGGGCCAAAAAAGTATATTGTTATGAGCCAGAAACAGAAAATTACAAAATATTACAAGAAAATATCAAACAGATAAGTTCTAAATACTCTACTACTTTAGAATCATTCCAATATGCTATTAATCAAAATGGTGGAACTCATAGCTTTACTATCGCACCAAACACTTGGAGACATTCTTTAGTAACTCATTATAAAAAAAAACTACCTACGATTGAAATAAACTGTAAAAGTTTCGATGAAATTTTAAATAATCACAAAGATATAAATTGTGTTAAGCTAGATATAGAGGGTTCAGAGTTAGAACTTTTTCAACATGACCATAATTGGTCGAACATAAATAAACTTGTATTTGAGTATTCTTTCACTAAAAATAGAAAAATGCAGGATTTTTTTTCTTGTGCAGAAAGATTATCTAAATATTTTCATGTAGATATTCAAAAAAGTTACTATAACCAAAAACATCAAGGACAAGAGGGTTATTGGGGTGGCTTTATAGATTCAATTATATTTTGTAAAAGAAAGTAAAAAGGACATAATGGCAAGACCTATAAAGAAAGTTGACACACAAGCTATAACTAAATTAGCCCAATTACATTGCACTTTTGAAGAAATTGCAGAATTTTGTGACGTATCTACCAAGACATTACAACGTAATTATGTCCACCTTATAAAAAAGGGCCGAGAGATGGGCAAAATAAGTTTGAGACGTGCACAATTCGAGAAAGCATTAAGTGGTTCAGTTCCTATGCAAATATGGCTTGGTAAACAACATTTAGATCAAAAAGATAAAATAGAACAAACAAGTTATAACGAACCATTGCCATTAATCATAGAAGCTAAAAAAATAAATGGCTAAAAAAAAGGGCAATCTCTACGGTAAAGTCATAGAATACACAAGGACAGAAAATGGCACCAGTATAGGAAGACGTCCTAAATTTAGCTCAATGAATAAAAATAAAAAAAGATCTTTTAAAAAATATAATAGACAAGGTAGAAGACCATAATGGAAATCACTAAACATTTTAGAATACCAGTAGAGTGTGAAACTATTTTAGTTGAGGGAATTCTTGATGATAATATAATTGATACAGATTTATGATTATATAGTTTTATATCATGTCTAAAAACTTCTCCTATCTTATTCATATAACTTA